ACGCGTTGTGGGAGGTGAGTGTCGTGTGTAGAAAAAATAATCTTTTTTTGTTTTTTTTTCACATTTTTTTTTTTTTTTTTTTCAGGAATAAACTCATACCTATACCCCCTTGACACCTGTTAATTCCGTGGTAACATGGATACATGTTCAAGGACCTAAGGCTGCATTACGGTCTAACCCGATCCGACCTAGCCCTGCTAACCGGCCGGACGACCAATTACTTGCTGAAAGCCGAGGCTCTGACGTTCCCTAGTCCCCCGGTAGCCCTGCTCGACTTATACACCAGCGCAGAAGAGCCTAAGGCATGGGCGGCCCTGTCGGAGGTCGAATGGGAACCAATGGATAGAGATATACTCATCTCCCAGTATAGAGATAGCCAGCGTGCTAAGCGAGAAACTTGGCTGTCGAAGTTCAGTCCAGTTCCTAACAGTGCTCCTTCGTTCTGTCGGCAATGGGTTGAACGTAACGAATACGACATTATCTATCCTACTGAGTACCGGGTGTCGCAGGGGCTCTGTGTACCAGCACCAGCCGTGTACCGAGCTGAAAAGTTCGGCCATGTATCTCAGCCAATTAAGACAGCTTTGGGTGACCTGATTGATTACGCTGCTAGCGGTCGGATGTTAGCAGCAGCATTACAGTACCCTGAAGCCAGCCTTGAAGTGAGCAAGTTGTTAGAGATTGCTAAGAAGTACGGAGTGGTGTTGTATCATGTCTGATGTTCAGGCCGTAGTCCCTAAACTCACGAAGGAACAGTATGATTTACTGCTTTATTTGGAGCAATCCTACTGGCGAAGTTCTTCACTACCATCATACGAAGCCATTGCTGCCGCGGGAATTGAACTATCTGAAAGCGTTTACTATGAAGCGTGGATTAACCCGCGATTCGTGGACGCGCTTAGGTCGAGAGGAATCCCTGAGCACCTGCTCCGCACTAGCGCAGGTACTTTCAACGGAAAAATCCTTACCGAACAGCAAATGATGGTGGCGAATGTCCTCCTTGACACGCTTGACAAACGATCCCGGCTTAAAAAACTCACTGAACTGGGTATTACTACAGCCGAGTATAACCAGTGGCTCCGCGATCCGATCTACAGACAATACTGCCTTGACCGGGCAGAGCAGTTACTCCTTGATAATCAACACGTTGCACACATGTCTCTCATCGACCGTGTTGCACAGGGAGACTTAGGCGCTATCAAATACTTCAACAGTATGACTGGGCGGTACCGTGAACGTGCCCAGACTGCTGTGGAAGTAAACGTCCAGAACAACTACGGGACTGACACGCTGATTAGCATTGTGGAGATTATTCAGCGGCACGTCAAGGACCCTGTAGTGTTAAGCGCAATTGGGGACGACATTTTAGCGTTGCAGCGAGGTAACCAGCATGACGTACCGATGCCTACTGGCGCTAGCGGGTACATCGAGCCCGCGCCGAAAAGTATTGAAGGGAGCATTATATGAGCCCCGACCCGTTCCAGAGTTTTAAAGACGACATTGAGAACGAGGCACGGAAAACAGCCGACAGCAGTTGGGACAGCCCGTTCCACACTTTAGGGAGCGGCGCGACACAGGCTGCTAGCGGGAACCACAAACACCACGCCACAGACATTAAGGACTTACCGCCGGGGACGGCACTGAGCAACGCGATCCCTAAACAGGACGCAGGTAGCGGCTCGGCGGGTACTGGAACTGCTGCGAGCCGCGATGACCACGTTCACCCACCAACGCCAGGAATTAGCTTAGGAACTAGTGCGCCGCCAGCAGACGGTGGGGGCGGGGCTGTCGGAACGTCGGGAGCGGCTGCGCGTGCGGACCACCAACACCCAGCACATAACGTGGGATACGCAGATAACGCTGGGTACGCTACTAACGCAGGGAACGCTGATACAGTAGACGGATATCACGAAGGATCCCTGTCGAAAGTCGGACATGGACATGCATCACTTCGCGTGCTCTCTCATGACTTCGGAACAGTTGCTGCTTCAACTACTGTGAATCAGTTATTTAGCCGGAACGCAGACGAGGTTCCTGTCTCAGTCTACAGTGTTTACAACGCCGTCAACTACACATGGGGCATCGGATTACCGGACGCTACGAGTTTCAGAGTTTACCTCAGGAACCAGTCAGGAAGTTCGAACGCGATCGGAGTTATCTACATTGTTCTTGGGAAGTTAAACGTCTACTGATGGGCGCGCTTCGATTCGAATACAATAAGTGGGATTTCGCCGGAGCCCTCTGTCGGGAGATTATGGACGCGCATGTCTATTTTTTTCCTGAACATAAGGCAGGTAGTACTACAGCAAAGAAAATCTGTAGCCAGTGTCCCGTCAAGAAGAAGTGCCTAGATTACGCTATTAGGCATACCGACATTAAGTACGGCATATGGGGCGGAATGAACTCCAAGGAAATCCGCCGCATCAGAGCAACTCTTGGAATCCAAGAAGAGCCGGAGGATTATGACGATGAAGCAACAGCCTAATCTTTCTGCTCAGAACTTACTTCTCCGTATCGGGGAGGAACTCAAACGTCAAGCGCAAAGGCCGAATATTAATGGGTATGTCCCGCACGCGAAACAAATCGACTTTCATTCAAGCCCTGCTAAAACTCGCCTCTACATCGGAGGCAACCGCAGCGGAAAGAGTTTTGGCAATGTCGCTGAATGCACCTATTGGCTCACGAAACAGCATCCATACCGACGTATCCCAGTTGGAGATTATGAGGCTACGCGAGGGCGCATTAATACAGTGGACTTCATTAACGGAGCCGACAAAATCCTTCTCCCACTTTTTAAGCAACTCATCCCTCCGTCTTTTCTCAAAAATGGGGCTTGGGAAGATTCCTACCACCGAGCCAGCCGAGTCCTCACTCTCAACAATGACTCATTCATTGAGTTCCTTTCCTATGAGTCCGACCTTGATAAATTCGCAGGAACATCTCGACATTTTGTCTCATACGACGAGGAACCCCCAGAGGCAATCTACACTGAGAATAAAGCACGTTTGATTGACACGAAGGGACACCAGTGGTTCTCCATGACGCCTGTCGAGGGCATGTCGTGGGTTTACGACACGATTTATCTTCCCGGTAAGGAAGGTAACGAGGACTTCCACATTACCGAGATTAGCATGGACGAGAACCCTTACCTGTCGGCTGATGCAGTCCGAGAGTTTTTGGAGGGCCTAGATGAGAACGAAAAAGCGGCTCGCGGCAAGGGTCAGTTCATCGAAATGGGTGGGAAGATTTACAAGAACTTCGACCCCAAACCCGGTGGGTTACATGTTCTGGACCGAGAAGGCTTACGGTTTCCACGAAACGTCCCTATCGGAATCAGTCTCGATCATGGATTCAACAACCCTACCGCGTTATTATGGCACGCCCTTCTCCCTGAAGGGAAGGTCGTAACATTCCATGAGCGGTACCTGTCGGGAGAGGTAGTCTCAAGTCATGCGCGATACGTCCATGAATTCAACCGAGTCAACCGAATTCAGCCATCCATCCTCATTGCCGACCCCAGCATCAAAAACACAGATCCCATTACGGGTACGTCTATCCTCCAAGAGTACGTCAAATTTGGTTTACCTTTCAGCCTTGCAAACAACGACGTTAAAGCAGGTATCGAAAGGGTTAGTTCCTATCTTGTACCACGCGCAGGTGGAGAATCTCTGTGGCGCATCACTAAAGACTGCAAAAATACTATCAGAGAAATGGCAAGATACAAGTGGAGCACCTACCAGTCCAAAAAGTTAGATGCTCGCTACAACCGTAAAGAGGACCCGCATAAGAAGGACGACCATGCGTGTGACTCGCTGCGGTATTTCTTAATGTCGCGCCCAGAACTTGAGTTTGAGTTCGCGCGAGCAAATGAGCGGGTGAACCCCACAGAGTTTTGGGACGATAGTGTCGTGCAGCATGTAGGGGAGTGGAACGTGCGCCAAATCCGACAGGATGAAATTTCGGCGTGGGCAGCACAGAACGATGAGTATTCAGATCGCACTGGCACAGACCAACTCGGAGGGCTATGGTAAGTTAACTCTTGACAGCCCTGTCGGGGCGTGAAACGATCTCCCTGTCGGAGCCCTTCAAGGCTCCCTTTGGTATACCTAAGAGGACGCATGAGCGAGTTGAGGTACAGGTACGACAATTCAGGACGAGTGCAGCCTACTGAGTTTGGGCGCATGATGCATCCTGGACTTTGCCTGTTATGCAACAGGCCCGGTAAGTTTCCTGAGGAAGTCTTTGCCAATCTCGGGGTTGAGTTAGAGTATTACGGCGTCGCATACCTCTGTCTGGAGTGCTGTGCTGAAATTGCCGACTTCATTCTCTTCAAGTCCCCCGATGCTTACGATGATCTTTTAGATTTTCTCAAAGAGAATCGTAATCGAAACCTTCAGTTGTCAGAGCAGTTAGCAGAAGCAAAGAGGTTGATTGATGTACGAATTGACACTGCTGGCGATCGTGTCGCTAGCCTCAATGGGACTGTTAGTCTACCTCTTTTTGAAACTGACAGCCCAACAGACGAAGTTGATCGAATTCTTAACGACAGCGAATCAAAGCCTGCTAAATCAGGTTCGAAGTAAGGATTTAGCAACCCTGTCGGGTCTTGAGCAGGTGTATTCTGGACCTCTCGAAGAGGCTTATCTTTCGACAGATGACAGGGAGCTTATTGCTTGGCAGCAGGCTGTAGCGGCTCAGCATCAGTTGGGCGACATGCTTGACGAGGAAGATATTGAGACCTTTAAGGCGGCCTTATGAGTCTACAGCAGGCAATTGAAGCGCAGGCAGGGACTAACCCCCTGCTTGACGCTTTACTTCGACAGAAGCAGGACGCAAGTCTTGCTGTGTGGGTTGAAGATCAGTTTAAGTCGATTAAGGCTGCTCGACAGGATCAAGAGCGCCAGTGGTACTTAAACTTGGCCTTTTATTTCGGTAATCAGTATATTAAGCCGATGGGATCGCTTAATAATCTGACGTTCACAACTCCGAAGGCTCCGCCGTGGCGTGTGCGCCTTGTGGTGAATCGTATTCGGCCTGCCATCCGTACCGAAATCTCTAAGCTTATTGCTCAGAAGCCTACTGTCTATGTGATTCCCGCCACTGGTGAGGAAGAGGATAAGGCTGCTGCTAAGGCTGCTGGACAGATTTGGGAAGCAGCATACCGGGATAAGGAAGTTAAGAAAATCCTTAGGCGTGCCCTGTGGTGGGGCACGATCTGCGGTAACGCCTTCGTTAAAGAGTATTGGGACTCGGGCATCGGTCCAGAGATGGTGAACCCCATCACAGGCGAGAAGAGTGCTTCTGGCGATGTGGAGATGGAGGTTGTGACCCCCTTCCACTTATTTGTGCCTGACTTAACTCTGGAAGATATCGAGCAGCAGCCTTATGTTATTCATTCTACTCTTAAAGATATTGGCTATGTCCGCCGCGTTTATGGTTTTGAGGCTACACCGAATGCTTCATCGAATGACACTCTTATTGATAATCGCTACCTTAATATAGTCAATGAGGCGTCTGTCAATAAGAAAGACCAAGTGCTTATGCATGAGGTTTGGATTAAGCCGAACGGGCACAGGTTATTCCCTGAGGGTGGACTATTAACGGTCATTAATAGCAAAGTTGTGCAGCGGATCGACAAGTATCCCTATCCGCATGGCGAGTTCCCGTTCGCTAAGTTTGACCATATTCAGACAGGTAAATTCTACAGCGACTCCACAATTACGGACCTGATTCCGCTTCAGCGGGAACTTAACAGGACTCGTAGCCAGATTATTGAGTCCAAGAACATGATGGCGAAGCCTCAGTTAATTGCACCGAAGGGGTCTATTCAGCCTCGGAAGATTACTTCTGAGCCCGGTCAGGTTATTGAATATACGCCTGGGCTTACTCCGCCAACTCCGTTACCGATGCAGTCGCTTCCTGCTTATGTTTTGCAGGAAGTTGATCGTCTTATGCAGGATATGGACGATATTGCAGGTACTACGGAAATGTCTCGCGGCCAGAATCCGTCACAGGTGACTGCGTACTCAGCCCTGTCTTACCTTCAGGATCAAAGTGAAACAAAACTTTCTGCTTCCGTTGCATCTGTCGAGGAGTTTGTTGAGAAAATCGCTCGTCTTTACCTCAAGTATGTTGTATATTATTGGGATATGCCACGAACCGTCAAGGCGGTAGGTAAAGACAAGATGATTGAGGTTTCTGCTTGGAAAGGCAGTGACCTCAAGGGTAATGTCGATATCCGTGTCGAGGCTGGTTCTGCTATCCCATTAGGTAAGCAGCAGCGACAGACGTTCTTATTGGACCTGTTTAAATTAGGTGCGCTGCCTCCTGAGTCCCTTTTGGAACTTCTGGAAATGCGTGATCTTGAGGATGCTCAGTCTGAGTTCTTACTGGATAAGCAGCAGGTTCAGCGTGAGAATCTTCTGCTTATGAATATCGGCGCTGAGGTTCCGCCAGAGATGCTTCAGCCTACTATGGACCCAATGACGGGTCAGGAGTTACCTCCGCAGATTCCTCAGATCTTTATGCCGCATAGTTACGATAACCATGAAGCGCATATTGCTTACCACAATAATTTCCGTAAGACGCAGGAATTTGAGCAGTCTCCCGATGTGGTGAAGCAGTTGTTTGAGCAGCATGTTATGCTGCATCAGCAGGCGCTTATGGGAGTTAATCCTGCAATGGGAGGCCCTGTTGTAGGTGGACCAGAACCTGCTATGCAGGAACAGGGACAAGAGGAGCCTCCCCCACCGGGAGGGGAGACAAATACACCGTCAAATACACAGCCTCCCGGTCAGGGGAATTAAGGAGTAGATATGTCTATTTTTGAGGTTCAGTTAAATACTGATCCTAACTTTGTTGATCCTGGTAAAGATATCATTGTAATGGATATCGAAGTTTTAAGTACACAGACTGGATTAGATACTCAGCTTACTTCAGTGGTTCCTGCTAAGGACCGTCCTCATCTTACTATGAACGATAAGATGTTTGCGGCTCGTCAGGCATTGGGTCATCATATTAGGCATGGTCGTGATTTTGATAACCCTGCGCCGCCAATTTCAGAAGATTTATTAGAGAACTAAGGGGTAAGGATGGCTGTTAATCTTAAACCGTTCGAGATTCCTGTTGATTCTGGGTTTACTCGATCAGGAATGGCTGTCGATCAGCCTCCGAATAATACCATTGAGGGTTCTCGATGGGGAAGTCAGGCAGTTTTAGAAACTGAATTGCCTGCAAGTGTTGCGGCTAAGGATAATCCTAGCTTAACACTGAACGATAAGATCTACGCTGCACGCCATAAGGTTACTGAGTGGTCTGCTACAACCTTTGCGGTTGGCGAGATTGTTTCTCATTTAGGTAGTTTTTGGTATGCTTCTACGGCTGCTGTCGCGGGCGATGTTCCCGGTACTGCATCTCTGTGGAAGAAAACCGGAGCACCTTACATCTCATAATTAAAGAGAGGCACGTTTAATGGGTAACAGCAATGAGCCGGAGGGTTTAGATTTCGAAACCTTAGCCGCTCAAATGTTGGGTCTGGACTCCGAGCAGGATCAGGAGTACCCTGAGGCTCAAGAGCAGCAGGCATCCCTGCCTTCGCCGGGCCATCCGGCATGGCAGGAGATTCTCTCGGTAATTCCAGAAGAGTTACATGATAAGGTGCTACCGACACTGCAAAACTGGGATGCTGGAGTTAGTCGTAGGTTCCAGAAAATCCATGATGAGTACGAACCGTACAAAAAGTTTGAAGGGTACGATCCCGAGGATATTGAAGAGGCTATGGGAGTGTATCGGGCACTCACTAACGATCCGGCCTCAACATGGGAAACCATTGGGAGAGTTTACGGACTTAGCCCGCAGCAAGTTTCTCAGGCTACCTCTGACGAGGATATTGATTTAGACGGATTGCCTGAAAGTATTAGGGAACGACTGTCGAAGATTGATTTACACGATCAGGTGCTAGAATACGTTTCAAAGCAGATGCTTGAAATTCAGGCCGCTGAAGAAGAGGCTCAGGAAGATCAGGTATTAGAGGAACTCTTAGGAGAACTCCATACAGCGTATGGGGATTTTGACGAAGAGTATGTTGTTGGCTTGCTGGCCGCTGGTGTTGACCCTGATGACGCAGTTAACAGGTTTAAAGACTTCACCAGTAGGTATCAGCCTCAGGTTCAGCAGCAGCCCTCGGTGCGTGAAATGGCTCCTCGTGTTATGTCTAGCGGCGGCGGAATTCCAAATACTGGAAGTGTAGACGTCAATAAGTTGTCAAATCAAGATACGCAGGAACTCATTACACAAATCCTGCGCCTTAGCCAAGAGAATAGTTCTTAGGAGGAACTACTGTGGCATCACTTTCTACGTTGACTACGGTTAACGCACTCACCAAAGAAATCTACCAGGGTAAGATTCGGGAGCAGTTACAGGACGAGGTTATCGGCCTCAAGCGTATTCAGCGTTCCGGCGCTGGTGTGACTTCTGAGGTTGGCGGTAAGTACGTCACCTTCCCGATTCGTGTGTCTCGTAACGAGGGCATCGGTTACCGCGAGGAGAATGAGACTCTTCAGAGCGCCGGTACTCAGGGCTACGCTCGCGTTAACGTCGGCCTGAAGTACGGCTACGGCCGTATCGCCCTTACGGGTCAGGTTATGGAGTTAGCGGAGTCGAACCCGCAGTCGTTCGCCTCTACGCTGGACCGCGAAATGAATGGTCTTAGGACTGACCTCGCTAAGGATTCGGCTCGAATCTTCTATGGCGACGGTACTGGTGCTTTCGCTAAGGCGACTGGCGCTAAGACGGGTCAGGTTATCCCTGTCGATAACGTTCAGTATTTCTTCGGTCAGATTGGCGCGAAGTTAGACGTTCTGGCTGCTGCTAACCCGACGTCTGGCGCTGAGCATCCTAAGTATGTTGATCCGAACAGCACTGATCCGGCTCTGCTGAACGCGCCGCTGCTTGCTTCGCTTACCAAGATTGCAGATGGTGTTGTTCTTACGGGTGTTGATGTTGCTAACAAGACGATTACCGTGTCGGGTACTCTCGGTACGGTTGCGGCTGGGCATCTGATTACTCGTACTGGCAACTACCTCCGTGAGCCTTACGGCTTGTCGGCTCTGGTTGGAACGCAGAAAATCTTTAACTGTGATCCGGCTACTTACCCGGTGTGGCAGTCTGTGCTTAATGCTAACGGTGGTACTCCTCGTCCTCTGTCTGAGGGCCTGATGATTAAGATGACGGACGATGTTCGGGTTAATGGTGGCGTTACGTCGCTTATCCTGACGTCGCTTGGCGTTCGTCGTGCTTACTTCGCTCTGCTTACGCAGCAGCGTCGGTACACTAACACCAAGGAGTTCGGCGGTGGTATGACTGGGCTTGCGTTCAACAACGGCCGGGAGATTCCGGTGGTTGAGGACGTTGACGCGCCTGCCGGTAAGATGTGGTTCCTCGACGAGTCTGCGTTCACGGTGTACCGTGACAAGGATTGGTCGTGGCTGGATACCGATGGCGGTATCTGGAAGTGGGTCCAGAACAAGGATGCGTTCGAGGCTGTGATTCGTCAGTATTGGCAGATCGGTCTTGACCGCCGTAATTCGCAGGGCCTGCTGTCGGATATCACTGAGGGCTGATCCGTTAGATGGGGTGTAGGCTTTATGAGGGCCTGCACCCCATCTTGCCATAAGGAGTCATAATGAATGGTCTGTACGAGGCTCCCGGTGGGATTATTCCTACTGTAGATGATATCCGTAATGGCATTACAACGAATACCAACAAGGGTACATACGAAACTATTATCCTTGCACTTAAGACGCTTCAGCCCCTTAAAAAGGCTCCGAAGAAGTCGGTTAGTTCTAAATGATTACAGAACGTACTGTTACTGGTACCTATAAGACCCTCGACGGGAAGCCTCGTCGGGGGTATTTAGAGTTTACTCCTAACACTACTGTTTTGAAGCGTGGGACTGCCATTGTGCCTGTCGGTACCAAAACTGCGTACCTTGACGAGAATGGTAGTTTTTCTATCGACTTAGCCGTAACTGACGATCCGTTATGGCTTCCTGAGGGCTGGGTTTGGACTGTCGAAGAAAAGATCGACAATGGCTCTGTTTGGTACTTATCCGTACCTACGGATATTGTTCCATTAGACATTACGTATACGTATATCCCTAATACGCCTCCTCCGACAGTAGTAATTCCTAGTCCTGCTGGAACTCCCGGCCCTCCCGGTGCAGATGGTGCTCCGGGACCTGCTGGTGCGACAGGCGCTACTGGTCCCGCTGGTCCTAAAGGCGATAAAGGCGATCCCGGTAATACTGGTCCCGCTGGTCCTAAAGGTGATACTGGCGATACTGGTCCTGCTGGTGCAACAGGTGCTCAAGGTATTCAGGGTATTCAAGGTCCGGATGGTGCTACTGGCGCTACTGGTCCGCAGGGACCTAAAGGTGATACGGGCAATACCGGCGCAACTGGCCCTGCGGGTCCGGCTAACAGTTTAGCAATTGGAACTGTTACTACTGGAGCCGCGGGTTCTTCTGCTGCCTCCACAATTACTGGAACTGCCCCGAACCAAACGCTGAACCTTACTATTCCCCGTGGCGATAAAGGGGCAGACGGTGCTGCTGGCGCTGATGGTGCAGCCGGTCCTGCTGGAGCAGACGGAGCACCCGGTCCTGCAAATAGTCTCGCTATCGGTACTGTTACGACAGGAGCCGCAGGTTCTTCGGCTGCTGCTAGTATTACGGGAACTGCGCCTAGCCAAACGCTGAGTCTTACGATCCCGCGTGGCGATCAAGGTATTCAGGGCATCCAAGGTATTCAGGGACCTGAGGGTACTGCTGGTGTCGGGTTTGCTCGCGTTAAAGTTACTGCCGACATTACGAACAATAACGCTTCTGCAAACACGTTGCAGGATGTGACAGGGCTGTCGTTTGATGTTACTGCTGGTGTGCAGTATTACTTCCGTGCTGTCATGTTCTACACATCTGCGGCGACTACCACTGGATCACGATTCTCCATTAGTTGTCCGGCCACTACGTTCTTAGTCTACAAGGTAAATACCACAAACGGAGCCACGGCAGAAAACTTGTCGTACAACACTGTTGCTGGTAACCCTACTGGAGCAGGTACTACTTCGCTGACCGCAGGCAACATGTCAATTGTCGAAGGTTTCATTATTCCTTCGGCTAATGGCACTCTCCAGATTCGCTTCGCATCTGAAGTTGCTAACTCTGCCATTATCGTCAAGGCTGGCTCGTTCATGGAGTACGGAACTCCGTAGGAGACTAGATGGCTATTCCCACGCGCCCTGTGTTTGCGGTGTACCTCAACCCCGATGGTACGCCGAAGCACGGGTACGTCGAGTTTACGCTGACGTCTGAGACTAGCGTTTCAAACACTGCGATCATCCCTGTCGGAACTATCCGTGCAGAGTTAGATTCGACAGGACGTATTGATGCTGACCTTCTCGTTACTGATGATCCTTCTGTGGCTCCTGCTGGCCTTATCTGGTCCGTGGAAGAAAAGATCGAGAACGGTAACGTATGGTATGTGGCCGTTCCTCAAGGTGATGGTTCTCCTGTTGATCTTACGACACTCTTCGTACCAGGATTAAGGCCGCCGGGATACGGTATTCAGGGCGTGCAGGGGCCTGTCGGACCTCAGGGTGCTACTGGCCCTCAGGGACCTAAAGGTGATACTGGTGCAGATAGTACCGTTCCCGGTCCTACTGGCCCTCAGGGGCCTATTGGTTTAACTGGCCCGCAAGGACCGCAGGGTGTTAAAGGTGATACCGGCGCGACAGGTGCGACGGGTCCTCAGGGTATTAAAGGTGATACTGGCGCAACAGGTGCTCAAGGTCCTCAGGGTATCAAAGGTGATACCGGAGACACGGGTCCGCAAGGTCCTATCGGTTTAACGGGTCCTCAGGGTATTAAAGGTGATACTGGCGCAACAGGTGCTCAAGGCCCACAGGGTCCCATTGGCTTAACGGGTCCTCAAGGCGTTAAGGGCGATAAGGGCGATACTGGCGATACTGGTCCTCAAGGCCCTGTCGGACCTACAAGTAACCTTAAAGGCAACTTAGATAACACCGGGCTGTTACCTCCTACGGGTAACACGATTGGCGATACATATCTTATTACGGGTACTGAGCCCGATCAGTTATGGCAGTGGGGCTCTAGCGGCTGGGTGTTTGCTGGCAATGCTGGTGTGCAGGGACCAGAAGGTCCTCAGGGTCCTCAAGGTATTCAGGGACCGGCAGGACCTCAGCCTCCGTTAAGTTCTGCGACTCCTGCTGCTGTCGGAGCGGCAGGTAGTGCCGGCTTTGCTGTCGAAGCCTCTAAGGCTGACCATGTTCATGCGGGTGTCCAGTTAACTGCAACCGCTCCTGTAAATGTTACTGCACTTACCGCTGTGGTTGGTGTGGCTACTGACGCTGCCCGTAGCGATCATAAGCATAACATTAGCACGGAGGCACCTGTCGCTTTAGGTGCTGCCAATGCTATTGGTGTTGGTTCATCTTTAGCCCGTGCGGATCATGTACACATTTATCCGACAGCCGCTCAAGTCGGTGCAGAAGCGTCTGGTGCTGTCGCTACGCACGCGGCTACTGCGGGGCATGAACCATTAGCAAGTACGACGCCTGCGGCACTTACGCCTGACATTGCGGGGGCTGTCGGAGTCGGAATAACGGCGGCTCGGGCCGATCACGTCCATAACGTGCCTGCGGCTGCACCGACTACTAACCTGTCGGCTAATACAACGAACGCTGAAGGTACAGCAGCATCCTTCGCTCGTAGCGATCACGCGCACGGTATTACGGCTAACGTTGCTGCTGTCGCCTTAGGCTCTTCTGGTGCTGCGGGTACTTCTGCTGTTATTGCGCGTGCTGACCATGTTCACCCGTACCCGTCAGCCGGTAACGTGGGGGCTGATCCTGCGGGTACTGCTGCAAGTGCGGTATCGGCACACGCGGCAGATGCAGACCCACATACGGGATATCAGTTAGAGTCCTTCAAAGGTGTTGCAGATGGTTATGCTGCACTTGACGCGACTGGTAAGGTTCCGTTAACACAGTTACCTCCGATTAGCAGTGCTGCTGAAGTGGAAGTTGACTCAACTGTTCCTGTTGTTCCTGAGGTTTTGCTGTGGGTTGACCCAAACGATGCAGGGACTGGCTCAGACTGGGCTGCTGCTGATGGTCGCTATGTGAATGTCAATGGCGACACGATGCAGGGTCCATTAGCAATGACAAACCAGAAGATTACTGGCCTTGGAGCGGCTACGGCTGCTGGCGATGCAATGAGTCAGAGCGCTAGTGATGACCGATACCTTCAGCTAGCAGCAGGGGGCACTGTAGCCGGAACTACTACATTTAATGGTTCAGTTACTGTACCTACTCCGACAGTTGCAGGGCAGGCTGCTAATAAATCTTATGTAGACAGCAAGCCGGCTATTGCTACAGTGTCGTCTACTGCTCCGGCTAGCCCTGTTGTTGGTCAGATGTGGTGTCCAATTTAGGAGTTTGAATGCCTACTCTTTACTACCGTGATCCTGCTGATGGGCAGTATAAGCCCATTGTTGGTAGCGGTAATGACCACGGTAACCTGTTTGGCTTGGCTGATAACGATCATCCTCAGTATCAGTTGGCTGCTCAAAAAGGTGCTGCTAGTGGTTATGCTTCATTAGATGATTCTGTTAAAGTTCCTTTTGCTCAGTTACCTACAGGAACTGTAGCATCCACAGTTGCTACTGGCGACCACTCACATGCTGCTCTTGGATATCGACCAATTATTGCGTCTACCGCTGCCCCTTCAGGAGGCGCCGATGGCGATGTTTGGATGACTTACGCATGAGCATTAGTGTTAAAGTATCCGGCGCATGGCGCACTGTGTCACAGCCTCATATTCGTGTTGGCGGAGTATACAGGGCTGCTAAAGCAATGTATGTTCGTGAAGGTTGGCCGAACCGCTATGATGCTCGCTGTGTTCCGCCACAGTACCTAGGGTTTCCCGGCTCTTGGATTCCTGCTCCCTACGCAGGATACACTCAATCTCAGCCTGCTCCAACGGCTGAGGCCGGTGCTGTACGCATGACTTGGACTGCTGATGGTACAAATCAGTTGTTTCGAGGGGTAGCCTGTACGGTTTCTGGTGGACGTTCACATACAATTAGTCTTACATGTACGCAGGCGCCCGCAGGGGTACCGTGGAGGGTACATACTCCCTACTACGAGTCGGGTACTGAAGTTATAGGTCCAGGAACATCAACTCTTACGTTTACACCTACTAGTGGTACTGGTACATATATCGGTATTTTAACGGATGCGGGTGCTGTCGGGACTGCGGGTCATCTAGTTTCTAATTTAACAGTAACTCCCGCTAATCCTGTAACCACTGTTCCAAATAATGGAGTTGTTTTTCCTTGGCGTCAGGCTTGGCCTAACCCTAATACGGGTGCTTTAGAAATTGTTGGGGTTAGGAAAGAATTTGGTTATTCTATTTATGGGTGGTCAAGTGAAGGTATTTATGCAACAAAACTAGGTGAGCCAAGCGTCTTTAATGGTAGATTTGGATTGCCTTTAGTTCCGTACTATAGGATTAAAGGAGATACTTCACAAATCGCATCTGCTAAAGTTACGCTTCGGTTTACGCCAATTGCACCTAAGTCTCCTGTTGAGCATACAATCTCATGGGAAGCCCCTGTCGGATGGGGACTGTACCATGTTATGTATCAGAGTGCAACAGATGGATATTTCAAGTATTACTATACTGCTTTAACAGATGCAGAGGCTACAACACTAAAGGCAGACGCTAGTCAAGTTGTTACTCAATTGTGGTCACCTAAAGAAGGCGGCTGGTTTGTCTGGATGCCTGTGTGTTGGGATACGTCTGGTGTAACAGTTCCTATGCGTCCTGAAGGTTCACAGACCTCAGATGGTTTAGACCCATACTCTGGATATACGCCATTCCCGCCAAATAGGTCTGCAACGTCTGTTCTTGCTGATTATACAGTCGCCAACGGATATACAGATATGAAAAATAATGATATTGTTTATAGTGCAATAACGATCGAATTAAAAAATTCTGGAGGTACTGTTATTGCTTCATGGAGTGGCTCTTTAGCAGCAGGAAATACTCCAGACCAGCCCGGCAAAGGCAATACTGTTACTCGTATGGCTCGGGTGCAGGCAGTACTCAATAAGGACTTTTATTGGCCTGTCGAATGGCGAGGTTTGTTTGATAATTTTGCAGACTTTATGCCAAGTAAACCTATAGTTCGGTTTAATAAAGACGTGCATACTGGAGCCGGTGAGTGGATTGTTTATGACGAGCAAGGTGAACGTATTGGCGATTTCAGGTTAGCACTGCGTAAAGGTGTTACGGATACTGTTGAAATTCATGGCGTCAACCTTAAGCCAGATCTTATCGGTATGAGCATTATGAGGTCGATTGTGCATCACGGTACTATCTGGTGTCCGACACGCTTTGTTGTGGTAGAACCTCCGAACAAGCCAACATATGATGTGATGCGTTCATGGGGATGGCAAAAGTTAGAAGAGGCGTCTGCTAAAAGCAGTTCTTATCTCTTCTACCGTAAATTTGATTTGTTGGCTAAAGATAAGTACCTTATTTACGACACGCATGTTCCCATGTATAA